CGAGCGTTGAGTCTTGCCGACCTAGCCGAGACGTCTGAGCTAGCCGAGACGTCGAGCTGAAGGGAAGCGTGCATTGGTTCGGCGGAAGCCGGAGCGGACGCGGTCAGACGCGGTCAGATCGGGGGACGTTGACCCTTGAGGTGTGCGTACTTTGGCTCTGCGCCGTGGATTGCGGGGTGATGTGTGCGTCTGAGTGTGCGGTTCGATCCCCTCAGACGGCTTGCCGCATGGTTCTCAGCGCGCACCCCGCGCACCCCCTGCGCCCGCGCGGGGGGACCCCACCGTCGCCTCTCTATTGGGTCTCCCGCACACATCTCAGCCGCCCCCGCACACCCAGTAGCCACCCCAACGGGCCACCGGCAGAGCCACGATCAGCGTCCAGACCACAGGGATCGGACAGGTCTGGCTCAGATGCGACGAGGGCGAGATCACGAAGTTCCTGCATATCCACCGGCTGGAAGCGGCGCGCTCGAGTCCGTCATGTTCGGACATAGGTGTAGGTGGCGTGCTCCTCGCCGGTGCGCTCGTCCTCGATCCACGAGCGCAGCTCGTAGCGCACCTGCCCCGGCCAGTGGTCGTCGAACCCGGCCCCGACCACGAGCCATTGCATCGAGGAGTCTTCGGCGGGGTTGCGCATCAGCATCAGATAGGACGGCTCGCCGCCGATCACCGCCAGCTCCACGCCGTCGGCCGGACCGCCCTGGAAGACGACGTTCATCTACTGCCCCCCATCGGGCGGTAGCGCCGCGTCGATCCGAGCCAGTAGCTCCGCTGCCTTGACGCTGCCCGTCGCCCGCGCGTCCACGTAGAACCGCGCCTCGCGCAGAAGGCTTACGGCCCCCTGGGTGTTGGTGGACGCGGCGTAGAACTTCCGCGCCGCCTCCCAGCCCTCGTTGAAGTACCGGCCCTGCTCGGCGTTCATGCCGGGCGTTTCCAGCCACGCCGCATCACGGGCTTCGACTTCGTCACGTCCTAGAACATTCATTCGGTGACTCGCCTCCGTCCCTTCGGGCGGCGCGGGACCCCAGCCTTCCAGAGCCGCCGCAGCACCGCCATGTCGCTCATGTGCAGGCGCTGCGCGATCTCCTTGGCGGTCAGCCCCTCCTGCACGTAGAGCCGGTTGATCTCGGGGTCCGGCTGCACGCGCGGTCGCCCCGGCATCAGTCGTCCTCCCAGAAGCCGGTGAAGCGCTCAGCCACGGGCCAGCCACCCGAGCATCGCGCCGTAGCCGACCGACTGCGGGTCCGGCACCCACTCCTCGCCGCCGCCGTCCTCCGCGACGGCGTTCAGATCGGTCTCGCGCAGGAAGACCCCGATCGCTTCGACGAGCCCGTCCATCTCCGGTGTGTTGCGCTCGGCCCAGATCCGGTCGGCCGCGCCGTGCAGGCGGCGCACGAGGTCATCCATCTGAAACATCCCACCCCTCGTCGCGCAGCTCGGCCTTGATCTCCTCCGCGGTCGCCCGCATCACGCGGTGCCAGTCCGAGTGCATCTCGATCGCGTCGATCAGCGCCTCATCCTCGTCGGGGGTCAGCACCGCGCCGCACTCCTGGCACGTCGCGAACTGCCGCAGGCGGGCGTCTGAGACGACCGTAAAGCGAATCCCTCCCATAGCAGAAACCGTACCGGAGTTGACCGATGAACGTGATCCTCGGGGGGCTCGTCCCCGCTGCCACCTACAAGGCGTTCCTGGCCGCCAAGGCGCAGGTCTACGTCGACATGCTCATGCAGGTCCCCGGCGCCGCGTACGCGAGCGGCGCCGCCGACGCCAACGGCTACCTGACGCTCGATCTGCCGCTGCGCCAGGAGTTCCTGATCCAAGGCCCGAACGGCTACGCCAAGCGGGTCCTGAACGCGACCACGGTAGGAGGCGCGCCATGACGCTACTGCCCGTCACCATCGACGGGTCCGACATCCCGCTCGACGCTCCGCGCAGTCAGGGCATGGACGACGCGACCGCGGCGATCGTCGCTCAGAAGGCCGCGGACTACCGCGGCGTCGTCATGCACCTGCACGCCGATGTCGTCGGCCGCGACGTCACCCTCACCGCCGCCAACTGCCAGCCCGGTCTGATCGCCTTCGGCTTCGGCGACGGCAGCTACGAGGTCGAGGAGCGCATCGACCAGGGCGACACGCCGACCGCCACCCATACCTACCCCTCAGACGGCGTCTTCACCGCGACGCTGCGCCACGAGAACGGCGACCGCGCCGATCTCGAAATCCCGGTCAACTGGCCGCCGCCTCCCCCTGACTGGCTGTCTAACGAAGGACCCGTCGACGAAGGAGTTCCCGCGCCATGAGCGACCAGAACGACATCCCCCGCTACCACGACCAGCCCGCCACGCTGGACCCTCGTGTGGAGATCCCCGAGGACGCGCCGCTGGCGCAGGGTCATCTCGACAAGCCCGAGGACACCGCGGCCGACGTGCGCGAGGCGGCCGAGGCCCACAAGGAGGCCGTCGAGGAGGTCGAGCAGGCGCGCGCCGATGCGCGCGAAGCCGGTGAGCCCGAGCCCGGGGCGCCCGGGGACCCGACGCAGCCCACGTCTGAGACCGGCTCAGATGACGAGTGCCCGCCCAACGGCACGATCGACGACGTCAAGGAGTGGGTCGGCGATGACCCCGATCGTGCGCAGCAGGCGCTCGACGCCGAGCAGAGCGGCCAGCAGCGTCAGACGCTGATCGCCTGGCTGGAGACCAAGGTCAATGGCTAGCGGCGACGTGACCTTCGGCTACGGCGCCTTCCTGCCTGGCGAGACGGTCAACCTCTCCTCGCGCGACATCACCCCGGGCGTCGCGCCGGTGTCGCTGGCCAAGTCCGGCGTCGTCGGCGCCAACGGTGGGCTGACGATCGCGGCCGTCCCGCTGACGGTGACGCAGCACGGCACGACGCAGCCGGTCTATCCGGTCGGCGTGGGCGCGACGTCGAACCGGACGATCGGCGGCTTCCGGACGCCCTGATGCCTGTCGCCAACTACGACCGCTACTTCGGCGGCAACGCCGCCAAGGCGCTGAGGGAGCTGGTCAAGCAGTACGGCCCGGAGAAGGGGCGCCGCGTCTTCTACGCCCTGGTCAACAAGCGAAAGAAGCAGCGCTGAGCATCGAGGCGGTCCGCCGTCGCCTCGTCGATGACTACCCGTACTACGCCCGCACGGTCCTGAAGATCGTCGACCGCGGCAAGGTCGTGCCGTTCGTCATGCGCCCGGCGCAGCACGACCTGTGGGCGATGCTCAAGGCCCAACGCGATCAGGGCGAGCCGATGCGCGCGATCATCCTCAAGGCGCGCAAGCTCGGGTTCTCGACGTTCGCGCAGGGGCTGATCCTCCAGCGCACCACGCTGATCCCGTACCACGTCTCGACGGTGATCGCGCACAACGCGCCGACGGCCGCCGCGATCTTGCAGGTCGCCGAGACGATGTACGCGCACCTGCCGGACATCCCCGACGAGGAGATCCAGCTCAAGCCGCCGATCGCCAACCGGCGCCGTCAGAAGGAGATCCGCTTCGGCGAGCGCGACCGCTTCTCCGGCACCGACGCCAACCAGACCTTCGGCACCGGCCAGAGCGCGCTGAGCGTCGACACGGCCAGGGAGTTCGAGGGTGGCCGCGGCTTCACCTTTCACTCGATCCACGGCTCGGAGGTGGCGTTCTGGCCCGATCAGAAGCGCAAGCTCACCGCGCTCAGAAACGCCGTCGACTCGACCGACCCGAACACGCTGATCCTGCTGGAGAGCACGGCCAACGGGCACAACGAGTTCAAGGTCATGTGCGACATGGCGCAGGCGGGCGAAGGCGACTACCCGCTGTTCTTCGCTGGCTGGCATCAGGACCCGCGCTACCGGCGCGCCCTTACGGCCCGGCAACGGGACCGTTTCGTTATCGGGGACGAGGCCAACCCGTTCGCCGGTGAGGACGAAGCCGAGCTGCACGCGCGCTACGGGCTCGACGTCGAGCAGCTCCACTGGCGCCGCTGGGCGATCGAGCACCTGTGCGCGTCCGACGTGAACATCTTCCGCCAGGAGTATCCGAGCTTCCCGGAGGAGGCGTTCCTCGCCACCGGCCAGACCGTCTTCGGCGGCATCCTGATTCAGAAGGCGCTGAGGGACACGAGCAAGGCGCCGGAGCCCCAGACGGCGTGGCTGGGGGAGACGGCCACGATGACGCGCAAGACGCGCCGGGGAACCGTCGAGGTCCCGACCGATCTGAGGATCGTGCCCAACGGCCCGTGGGAGATCTGGGCCGAGCCGTCTGAGACCGGCCAGTACGTGATCGCGTGCGACCCCGCCTCGGGGGAGGACGACGAGAACCAGGCGAACTTCGGCATCCAGGTCATCGACCACAACACGCGCGCGCAGGTCGCGCAGTTCGAGGGCATCCTCGATCCCGATCTCGTCGCCAAGCAGCTCTACCTCGCCTGCCTGTGGTACTCCCGGCACCGGCGCCCGTGGCTGGCCGTCGAGCGCACCGGGGGCTACGGGCTGGCGATCATCGACATCCTGTTCCACGACTACGGCTGGCGTCAGATGTATACGCGCCGCCGCCAGGACAGCCCGACCGGCTCCTACGCGGACCGGCTCGGCTGGGACACCACGCGGGCCACGAAGGGACTGCTTCATGAAGAAGCGATGGCCCTGCTGCGCGAGGGCTCGCACGGCATCCAGAGCCCACGTCTCGCCCGTCAGATGGAGACCTACGTGCGACGCGGCTCAGGACGAACAGGTCCGCAGCCGGGCTCGCGCTCAGACCTGCTGCTCGCGTGGATGATCGCTCAGACCGTTGCGTCTGAGAAGCCGCCGCGCGTCGAGCGCAAGCGCCAGCCGCACGTCCGCCAGCGGCGCGTCCGCTACGCGGTCACCGGCTACTGAAGGGAGGCCGCATGCCCTACGTCTGCCGCATCTGCGGTCTGAGGTTCCCGGTCACGCAGGATCACGCCTTCGTCGAGCACGTCGGCCGCTGCGTCAAGCGCAACGAGGAAATCGTCGACGCCTTCCGCCCCGCGGTCATGGAGTTCGGCGATCCCGAGCTGGCCGCGTTCGCCCGCGAGGAGGGCTCGGTCTACAACCGCCGCCCCGGCACGAGACGGAGGCCCCGCTAGATGCCGAACACCTCTCGCCTCGCCCTCCCTTACCCGATCAGCTCAGACACCGCCGACGTCCCCCGCGACGTGCAGGCGCTGGCCGATCGCATCGAGGCGCTGACCGCATGGATCAGAGCGCAGGACATGGCCCAAGGCGTCGGCGCCTTCGTCACCGGCGATCTGAAGCTCTCCGCGGCGGCGCCGCCGTCGGGCGCCGATCCCAAGCCGTGGCTTGAGTGCGACGGCTCCGCGGTCTCGCGCACGACCTACGGCGCGTTGTTCTCCGCGATCGGCACCGCCTACGGCGCGGGCGACAACAGCACGACGTTCAACCTGCCCGACTACCGCGGCCGTTCCCCGCTTGGTCAGGGTCAGGGTGATCCGATCGGCGGCGTCGCGATGACCGCGCGCGTTCGCGGCGCCAAGGTCGGCGAGGAGGTCCACAAGCTGCTGATCGGCGAGCTGGCCGATCACGACCACCTCGTTCCCGACCACCAGGGCTACAGCACGGGCTCGCGCAACTACGGCGCGGGGTCGGGCGGGCCGACGCTCTACGACGGCACGCAGGTCATCAACGCCCCTTCCATCGGGGTGACCCTCCCGTCCAGCTCGACGATCGCGACGGTCAACCAGCCGCACAACAACACCGGCGCGGCGACGGTCTGCGTCGTCCTCGTCAAGACCTAGGAGGCGCCCATGAAGCGCGAGTTCACGTTCCTGGGCGAGCACACCCCGGACGGCTTCATCCAGCACGAGCGCGAGGAGGTCAGGCAATGCCTGCTCGATCTCGAAGGCGCGCTGGTTCAGCTCGGCGGCGTGTTCGTCGTCGCCTCGATCCGCGAGCAGGTCGCGCCCGAGGAGTACCTCACCGTCGGCATGCGGATCACCTACGACAGCTTCGCCCCGGCGCGCGAACTGCCGCCTGAGCCCGCCGAGGTTGTGGAGAGCTGATGCCCGTCGCGCTGGAGGGACGCGAGCGCGATCTCGTTCAGATCGTCGAGAAGGCGTACAAGCGATCTGAGCCCGAGCACAAGTCCTTCCGCGATCACGCGGACGAGTTCTACCGGCTCTACCGCGGCTTCACCGACTTCAAGAAGAACGTCGCCTCGCACTACCGCGACGCCGATCAGGTGGTCGCCGCCGCGCGCTCGGAGTGGGGCGCCGAGCTGTTCATCCCGTTCTGCTTCTCGACGGTCGAGACGATCGTCCCGCGGATGGTGGCCAAGGGGCCGCGGATGATCGTCGTGCCCCGCGACGCGCAGGCGGTCGGCTCGGTGCGCGCGATGAAGATGGTCATCGACGCGCAGCAGAAGCAGATCAACTACGAGACCGTCCTCCAGGTCATCGGCAAGGACGGGCTGATCTACGGGCTCGGCGTCGGCAAGACGCGCTGGAAGTACGAGAAGCGGATGCGCGTCGTCGCGCAACAGGGCATCGACCCCGACCAGTGGATCCAGGGCCAGCCGCAGCCCTACGTCTGCTTCGACGACGCGGTTGCCGAGCGCGTCGACCCCTACGACTTCATGTGGGACCCGCTCTCAGACGGGATGGAGAACGCCGAGTACGTGATCCACCGGCTGTGGCGCGGTCCGGCCGCCGTCGCGCGCAACGTCAGAGACGGCGTCTGGCGCGCGCAGGAGAACGACCCGACGTGCCCGTGGACGCTCGACGACCTGCTCTCCTCGCGAGCGCGCACACAGCGCTCGAACGTGTGGGACGAGCGTCTGAGCGCGGAGGGCTATGACACCACCGGCCAGCGCCAGGACGGGCTGCACGAGGTGTGGGAGTTCCACGACGGCGATCAGGTCATCACCGTGCTCGACGGGACATATCCGGTCCAAGCCGGTCCGAACCCGTCAGGCGAAGCAACGATGCCGTTTCAGATCTACCGGCCCA